ATCACCACGATACTTAGGAATAAATGCCTCTGTAGAAACAGTCCAGTCAGTAAGCGCCTTATTGCGTCCCACTGAGGTGTCACCCTGCGGAGCCGTACCTAGAGCAGAAGAGTTAGGGAATGCAGTCTTTAGGGCATTAGCTAATCTAGTCTTTATGCTTTCTGTAGGCGTCTCAGTCTTAGCTTCCGCTTCCTTAACGGGACGCTTCATGACACCTTCTTTTGGTGCTTCTTCTTCTACTACGTCTTGACCTGACAGCAAAGCTTCAACATCAAAAGTAAAGGTGTATGGATCAGCCATAATGTAAATGTCCTGTGGATTAGTTTGTTTATTAGGCAATGGCAGCAGCAGCAAAGGTACCAATAGCACCCCATAGAGCCGCTTTCTTGGCTGCACTAGCATCAACCTTAGCATCAGCGGATGCAATGTTCGCAATAGCAAGCTGTGTAGCACGGTTAGCATTGTTATCCTCTGTCTGCCAAGCAAAGCTCATTAAGTCTCGTGACTCTTGTATCAAAGCATTAAAAGCTAAGCTAGTCATTTCAGATGCTGCCATAGCTTCATCACGGTTAGCCAAGTTCTGTGCTGCTGTATCTTGTGTTGATACAGATTGTATCCATGCAGCGTTAGCTTGTTCTACAACCAGAGAGTTCTGAGCATTGAATTGATCACGCATGTTTACGACGCTTGTGTTAAACTGTTCCATAGCGTTAGCTTCACCAGCATTGAAACGATCACGTGCTGCACTCTGCTCTGTGTTGAACATAGATACAGTAGATGACAGGTTAGCAAAGAACTGATCTGTCTGCATTTCAGAAGAAGCATTGAACTGTGCAGCAGCGTTGGTTGCAGCTTGGTCTGAGAACATAGAGTTGATAACTGACTGAGCCTTAAACATGGTAGTTTGTTGTTCGTTGCTTAGATTAGCCATATCCATTTGTAGGAAAGCCTGAGCGTTCTGTACTTGTGTCTGCTGTCGGTTGTTAAGGTTAGTTAAGTCTACCTGAGACATAGCAGCAGCATCAGCCATGACCTTAGCGTTACGAGCATTTAGGTTACCCATGTCTACTGTCTGAGCCATACGAGCATTCTCAAGAGCAATGTTCTGCTCAGCAGAGAAGTTCATATTAGCAATATCAGAGATCTTAGCAGCGTTAGCTACACGGGATTGAAATTCTTGGTTAAACTCTAGGCCTAGAAACTCAGCACGTTTCTCTGCAGCAAACATAGCAGTCTGTTGCTTGTTAGACAGGTTCTGTGATTCAAACTTAGCGAATGTCTGTGAGTCCATCTGTGCAATAGGTAGTGCACTCTCCATAGCAGCCTGTACTACAGCCTGACCTGCCATAGATGAAGCAGACAAACCTCGTCCAGCCATCATAGCTGCAGCTTGGCGCATAGCACCAGCAGCCCATGCAGGAGGTTCAGCACCCTCAAAGTCTTGCATCAAACCAGTCAGCTGCCCTTGTACCGTAGCATCCGTAGATGGGGCACCTGTTACAGCCTCAAAGTTAGTCTCTTTCTTTACACGATCCATATCAACAGTAGAGCCTTCAATAAGCTCACCATCCTCTACTTTACGTGCATCAGGAGCATCTACTGTCTGTGCTTCTTTAATCTGTGCAGCATCTAATTCTAGTGATGCTAGTTTTGTAGGGTCCATCGTAGCAGCATCAGCTAGAGCATCTGGTCCTACAGTACCCTGTGCAGCCTCTGTAGTCTCCACTACACCCTGTACAGCGTCCTTAGTGAGTGAAGGGTCCACAGTAACAGCTTCTGTCTTTGTAGGGGCTGCTACAGTCTCTACTGCACCTGCTTCTGTTACGGTAGCTGTAGGTGCTGTGCCGTCTAGTTGACCTGCATCCTCAGATAGCTTCTGGTCATCTGTTACGTTAATCTTCTCTACATCAGCCTTAGTGACTAGCTTAGTAGGGTCCGTGATAGCAGAGCCAACTAACTCTTCTTTAGTCATAGTTTCTTCTTCTTCTACGGCACCACCCTCAGCATAAGCCTTCTTCATATAACCGCCTTGGGCCATACCAATACGAGCCTGTGCTTGCTCTTGCATCATGCCTACTCGTGCAGCAGCGCCAGGTGTAGCAGCAAGGAACTTAGCTTGTTCGTCAGCCTGCATACCCTGCATCTCAGGTATAATCTTACCCATCTGTTCAGGTGTGAAGCCACCAAATCTCTTAGCCATTTAATTAGTCCTTACTTAGTGCCTAACTGCATCCAAATAGCAGTAGCTATGAAACCGAATACGGCAACTGTTGTTATCTTTACAAAGGTGTTCCATATGCTGAGACGTGTACCCTGCCATGTTTTAAGTAGAGTACGTAGCTCACGCATATCATTAGATGCTTCTTCATCATGAAGACCTAGCTCAGAGAGCACAGCCTTTGCACCACGCTTAGCAGCACGATCCAGCATAGCTTCTAGCTCATCATGTGTCAATGTTACTGGAGACATTACATACTACCTATGTCTTAATGCAATAGAGCAATGCTATGTTGCGTGGACGAGTTTCTGTGCCAGCGCCATTACCATTGCCCATTGTTGATGCTGGGTCAGCGAATGATGCCCCTAGGTTCTGAATACCTGCAATAACAGAAGACTGAGAAAACAGTGCTTGAACTGCTCCACCAGAGTTACCTAATAGGGTGTGTCGGTGCTCTTTAAAAGCATCTGCTTGAGATGAACCAAAGGAACGACCAGTATCAATACCACGGCTATCATCCCAACCACGAGCAAACTCACCCCTTAAGTCAGGTACGTTAAAGGTTGTAGAGCCATTCCCTGTCCCGAAGGTTGTGCCTATAGCAGAAAAAAGAGCAGAGTAAGTTGTACGTGATACGGCAGAACCATTAGCCTTTATCCATCCAGTAGGTGCAGTACTCATCGCAAATGTTTGTACTGCTCCAGAAGGAACGCCTTGCGTTGCTAGGGCTGATACAGCATTAATCTGCGCTTGAATGTTTGAAGTAACACCGTCTACACTGTTAATCTCTGCCTCAGAAACAGTAATGCCATCAATGTTCGATAGTGTGTGGTTATGACTGTCATCCGCTACCGTAGCAGTGATGCTTACATTACCTGTACCATCAAAGGAGGTGCTGCCACTTACGTCACCGCTAAGCGTTATTGTACGAGCAGTAGCTAGTTGTGTAGCAGTATCTGCGTTACCCGTAACATTTCCTACAAGATTACCTGTAACATTTCCTACAAGATTACCTGTAACACCCCCTACGACTGCACCTGTATGTGTGCCGTTTGTACTACCTGTTAAAGCACCCTCAAACGTACCTGCTTTGATATGTTCTGAACCTACAGTCCATTCATCCTCAGACTCATCCCACAAGAATGATTTGTTATCTGCAGTACCACGCTCAATAGTGATACCTGCATCCTGACTAGGAGTGCCTGTCTCATCAGAGTTGAGTGTCAGTGTAGCATCACCAATGTTAACGTCATTAGAGTTAACTGTAGTAGTTGTACCGTTGACGATAAGGTTACCATCTACGGTAGTGTTGTTAAAGGTTACATTGTCAGATGTACCTACCGCTTGACCAATAGAGAACTCACCACCTGAGTACGTTACACCAGTACCACCACTGAAGTGTGCACGAGCCTCTGTAACACTAGGGCCAGTGTACGTGATAGCACCTGCTGAGTAAGTTAGACTACCGTCACCGCCTGCATCAGTTACTGAAATAGCAGCCTTAGCACGAGTGTCTGTGTAGTACAGGTTAGTTGAACCCTCAGCAACATCGTCTGTGTCATGGTTGGATAGGCTAGAAACGGTACCACTGAGTGTACCAGTAATAGTACCCGTGACACCTAAAGTACCACCAATGCTTACGTTACCTGTATTAACTGTGAAGTTACCTGAAGAGACGCTAGTGTTACCTACTACGGAGAGAGTACCACCGACTGTAGTGTCAGTCGTAACTGCTAGATCACCTAGAGCAGATATATCAGCACCTGAAAGAGCAATGGCCTTGGTTGTACCTGAGTAGATGTCTAATTCGTTATTGTTATTAGTCAGAGCAGCGTACTGAGTACCACCGTCTTCTAGTTTAACATCACCACCATCCGTATCTAGAAGGATGTTACCTGCTACGTCTAGTGTAAGATCCCCTGATGAAACAGTAAAAGCGTTGTCAGTAATGGTGGCTCTACCGTTAGTACCATGAACAGTTGTGTCTGCATAGACTGTACCGTCAAAGTAGCCATCCTTAAACTCAGCAGCATCTGAGCCAAGGTCAATAATGTTGTTAGACTTAGGAAGTACTTGAGTAGCACTTACAATGATGTCTTGACTAGGGCCAACCTTAGTAATGGCTGCACCTTCACCTGAAGACCCATCATGGGTGTGTCCTGAGGAAGCATTAAAGGCTGCTTCAACAGCATTGTACTCCGCATCAAAGTCGTCGGCATCAATTACGTTGCCGTTAGCAATATTGTTTGCTGTATCCACACGTGAATAACCTGCCATCGTCTAATCCTTACTGTCTGTCATTAGTTCTAAACTCTAACAAAGCTGTGTCGAGAGTGAACGTAGGGTTTTGAGAGTTGTCTTCGATACGTAAGGCCACTGTCTTACCTGAACCAACAATACCAATATTATAAACTTTATCTAACTCACCGCCAAAGGTAGATGAGTTAAAGATGGAACTAGAAGCACCAAAGATAGATACCGCATTACCTGTACTGGATACTACTGTAGTAGTAGGTTGGATAACACCCTTATCAAGACCTGCCCCGAAGTCGTACTTAATGTTTAAGTCTAGATCCATGTTACCTTGAGGCTCAACGTACAGGGACATCTTATAGAATGTTTTACGTACCTGAGGATCAGCCAAAGCCATGTAAGGAGATTCGTAGATAGCCTCAATGTTAATGCCATCAAAGTCACTGCCAGTATTTAACAAATAAACATAACCGTCTGTGTTAGCGAAACAAGTAGTTTCAGATGTACCTGTGTGAATACTATCAGCTACAAATACCTTAATGCCCTTTGTAGAAGACCAAGAAATGCCTGAAGCACCCTGAGATACAAACTTAGTAGCAATAAGACCCTTAGCAGCTAATGCCTGCTCAGACTCAGTGTAAGCAAAGATACGGTACTGAGCCTTCTCTCTTAGTACAAGAGATGAGAAGTTAGGAGAACTTGAAAGGAATACATTAGCATCCTTAGCAATAGGGTCAGAGGCAACGTCTAGTCCGAAGTCACCAATACGGTCTGTAGCACTTAGCAATCTTAAACCATCAGGAGCTAAGTACATGATGTCACCACCTACCTCCTGTACAGTATCTCCGTTAATACAACCAATACGGTCTGTAATGTTAGAGATCTGAAAGTCTGCAGATGTGTTACCTGTTAGTCTTTTGACTGTGCTGTCTGTAAAGATGATTAACTGATCACGAAATACTGCAAGGCCTGTAACTTCGTGTGCTACGTTAAGAACGCCTGCACCGTTAGCTGAACTAAAGTCATCTACTGTAAAGGGTGCAGCAAAGTATATGTTGTTGTCTTTAGCGTAGAATGCTGTGTTCTTGAATATAGCTACATACTTAGCACCTTGAATGTCAGCACTGTTAGATGCATCCATATAAGTGAAAGAGTTACCTGAAGTAGAGAATACTGCAGGGAAACTTGTACCATCTACAAACACTACTTTATCTGTACCATCCAAGTTAAACTCAGCTGTACGGGCTTTACCTGTGTTTGTAGAAGTACTTGTAGCTTTACTTGTCCAACCAGCGCCTGTACTCGTGTACCACTCTACTTGATTGGAAGCATTCTTACGCCCAGCTACAACAAGACCTGCGCTAATCACCTTAACGCCTAGAACTGGTCCTGTACCTGGTACGACTACATCGCTGTATTTAGTATAGCCTTTGATCTTAGAGTAGCCACCCTCTTTGTTTACTTCAAAGTTCTGTAAGATAGTAGCAGAACCAACGGCATTTGTACCCTGTTGGAGCGGACTAAGGTTAGAAACCAGTCCACCCTTAAACTCTATGGGAAATGTCTGCCATTGCGTAGCCATCAGTAATGAACTCTCGTATCTCTTAAGTACTCAGTACGGTTGATGTGTAAACTTCTTAGGTTCTTAATGCCTTGAGAGAACTTCTGCTCTGAAAGTTGAGCAGACTGTGTGTCACCCCTGAACTGATAGACGTAGTACATAGCACCATCTACAATAACATGTCGGGATTGCTCTGGTATAGTTGGTACGTCTGCAGCCAAGTTAAGATCTACACTAGCAGTGAAGTACTCGTATACTACTTCGTAGGCTTTATCTGGGGCAGGTGTGAAGATCAACTCTCTGCTAGGAGTACGAACAACATACTTAGGAATAGATCTATTAGAAGTACTGGAGTTATACTCATTGTCTACATACTTGTCAAGGTATTCTTCGTAATCTAATACTTTAAGTTTAGTTGTAGCAATGTTTAAAGCCTCATCACGTCTAATACGGAAAGTGTTCATACTTACAGTTTTAGCATCATAAGGTACGGAATAACGTACTTCACCAGGAAGCAGTACTTCTGATTCTTCTACGTGATTAAAAGGCCACTCAAACTCTTCTTGGTTAATGTGACGAAGAGAAGAGTTAACTGCATCCTTAGCTAGACTAAAGAATCCTGAAGCCTGTGCAAAGTTAGACGCAGTAAGTTCTACCTCGTTCAAACGCCTGTTAACATCGTTAGTTAGACCTAGAAAGTCATAAGCCATATTACTTCTCCTTTACACGTACAAATACTGAGCGTTCATACTGCAGACCTTCAACAGTAGTGATCTTGCAAGAGACCCTGTACCGAAAGTTGTTAGTACCCAGTGAGAGACGGATTGTTGCTACAGTTAGTGTGTTAGTCTTCTGGACCATCTGTAGGCCATTAACTACGTCTGCTGCGTCAACTGCAGTCTTAACACCATCTGCATCATCAACAAACCAAGACACACCAGAGATTGTATCATCACCTAAGAACCTAGACCAGTCAATGCTGTAGTCTAGTAGCTCATCTTTATCTTTATCAGGCCATTTGTATGACATTGTAATTCCTTATGCTGCGATTCTAACTACGTAATCTTCATCCGCAGCGTTTAGTGTGACGGTTCTGTTTGATGGATCTGCAGGGATGTGTACAGTATGACCTGTCTCAGTTCTGTTAAGGATCAATACACGTTCCCTGCTGTAACTATCTTTGAAGGAAGCGTAGTCAAACTGTACAAGGTCAAAGGTGAAGGCTCCTTTGTACACGTTCATTGGTGGAGTGTTTACACGGAAGATGTTAGTCGTAACCGTTGTAACATCACCGAGACTAGAAAGTGTAACAGGTACTGATGGTACAATAACAGCTTCCGCAGTAACAACAGGGTCAGATACACTGATGACTGCTTCTACAGAGGCGGTTAGTAGATTAGATTCACCAGAGATAGTAAAGGTATCTACAGAGCCATTAAGTGCTAGACCAGCAGGCAATACACCTGCTTCAGCTACGACTACAGTAGAACCTAGATCGACTATTGCTGGGGTGCTGTCAGCAAGAGTATTGCTCTCAGCGACTACTACAATAGAACCTAGAGTACTCGTAGCTGAGACATCTGTTAGTGTATGAACAGACGGAGCTACAACAACAGGTGAACCTAGCGTAGATACTGCAGAGGTACCCTGTATAGCAAAGACTACAGCAGAAGCTGCAGCAAAGGCCGTTACGGAAAAGGGAGAGCTACCAAAGATCATACTGTTTTATCCTAGCGTTTAGTCAGCGTCAGCAATCGCAGCATTAGCAGCAGTCATGTCTTCTGTAGTCCAGAAGTCTTTAGCTACCATGAGTGTCAGATGCTCAACATTGCGTGACACTGTGTCAGCCCAATCAGCATCTTCCACGCCCTCTGGTTGACCTGCGTTAATCAAGTCAACAGAGTGGCCCATCGCTGTGTAGTGCTGTGCGATTTCTTCTGTGGTTGGTGTATCAGTCATTAGTTATGCTCCTTCTAGGGCTGTGATACGTGCGGTTAGTGCCGTGATTGTGGCTTGCTGTTCTTGGATTGCTTTAATCATAGGTGAAATCAACTCCTGATACCTAACCCCATAGATGTAATCACGGTCTTCAATAGGTGAATTGTTCTTTATGATACCAGCAAAATCAGAGTTTGTTTTACCTATGTCTGAAATTACAGCTTCAAGCTGTTGAGCAATGAGGCCGTAGTGAGTTCTAGAGCCATCGTTCCACTTATATGAAACAGGTGTAAGCCTAGTAATGAAATCCAAACCAAGATCACTGCTTTGTATTTCTGCCTTGTCTTGCTCATCGGAACCTGTTGTTACGCCATCCCGAACATAGGCATCTTCATACCTAAGTGTTGGATCACCCAAGTCACTGTGACCCGCAAAACCAGCATCAATTTGGGGCAAAACATCACCTTGAAAAAATGCATTGCCCCCTGAGTCAACCCGAACCCTAGGATTACCATCCCCATCCGACAGCACGATGTTGTTGCTTGAGGTGCGGAGGTCCAAGCCGCCTTGGTTGCCGTCATAGCCGCCAAGAATTGTATTTTTAGCACCTGATGTGACAAGTCGGCCTGCACCATTACCATTGCCTGCGTTGGCACCAACAAAAGTGTTACCTGTTCCAGTTGCATTTTCACCTGCCAGTGATCCAATGTAAGTAGCATAGTTTGATGCGCTTGTTTGGCTGTATCCTGCCCTATGCCCAACAGCAGTGTTGTTGCTGGCGGTGGTGTTGGAGGCTAAAGAAAGATAGCCCATAGAAGTATTACCTGCGCCTGTTGTAGTAGAAAAGCCTGAACCCCTACCAGCAGATGTATTGGCCCCACCAGTAGTATTACTATACCCAGCCTGATAGCCAACTGCCGTGTTGTCGCTGGCGGTGGTGTTGTTGTTTAGTGCCGCTTGACCTAAAGCAGTATTGTTAGAACCTGTAGTGTTTTGGCGCAAAGAAGCGGAACCAAAGGCGGCATTGTAATTACCAGTAGTGTTTGGATAAAGTGCCGCAGTACCCACAGCAGTGTTGTCAGCGCCTGTCGTATTACTGTACGCAGCCTGATACCCAACAGCAGTATTGTAGCTTGAAGTTGTAAAGTTCAAACTTCCCCAGCCAACAGCAGTGTTACTAGAACCTGTCTGATTTACAGGCAAAGATGATCTTCCATATGCGGTATTGTAATTACCTGTAGTATTTGAGTACATTGAAACATACCCAACCGCTGTGTTTTCAATACCCGTAGTATTACTATACCC